AAGCTTTGGTTGGGATGGAGGGATTCGAACCCCCGAATGTCAGGACCAAAACCTGGGGCTTATCACGCCCAGTATAGACGACCGATTCTTGGATGGCAAGAACGATCATTCAGTAAAGTTGTTAAGTACAAGTTTGATGCCATTATGCTAGCAAAGTGCCTGTGTTTTGTCAATCATTTAGGCGCAGTCACTGTTCCGGGTAGTACGCTCCCGCCAAAATGGGTGGTGTAGTCCTGCTCGAGGTACTTGTCGGAGATGCCTAGGTAGCGCATAGTTGTCTCTATCTTTGCGTGCCCTAGTAGTTTCTGTATGGATCTGATATTAGCGCCATTCTCCAGCAGGTTTATGGCAAAGGCGTGTCGCAGCTGATGCGGATGCATGTCGATGCCCATTACACGCAGAAACACCCTCTTTATCCTTGCTCTGACCGTGTCTATGTTGGTGTAGTGATCACCGCCATGCATGAGTGGACGGAAGATATAGCCGTGCTCGATGCCTAGACTCTTGCAGCGCTCTGTAATAGCCGTGTAGAGTTCGTTGGAGACAAAGGTGATACGATGCTTGGCACCTTTGCCAACCACGTCTAGGGTGGTGTCTCTGAAGTCCTCCAGCTTAACGGCGCAGAGCTCAGCTATACGCAAGCCGGCCTCGAACAGCAGGGCTATCATCAACCTATCCTGCTCGTCTTTACACGCAGCAACGGTCTCTCTGACGTCAGAGAAGAGAATTATCTCCGGATGAGTCTCCGGCTGTTTAAGTTCGTAAATCATGAAGGTTTTTGCCAAGATGGGCTCACCATGGTAGTTGATGCAGTGGTTCAGTAGAGCCTTGACCGATCTGATGCTCGTGTTGACCGAGCCGATCGACATGAGCTTACCCCTCCTCGAAGTCGATGCTCGCATGTCCGTATGGTACCGATCGATATCGACGTTGGATAGCCCGCCTATGTCGGCGTCCATGCCAAAATAATTTCCAAATCTCGTCAGGTAGATACGCCGCCCCTTGATAGTCGAGGGCGATCGCATCCTCACCTTAGCCTGATAAAACAAATAACTCTCCATGGCTTCTCTAATCGTCATCCGGACTCTGCTCTTTTCTCCCACTCTCATGATTGATACTAGGAGCAGAGTCGGAAGCGCTAAGTGCTAGCGTTTAGGATGGGTCTTACGATAATACTCGGAACACTCTAGCGACTTCTTACATAGATGCGTGAAGAATTTCTGAGGCGTCCGTCCTCCCTTAGCGATCACAAGGTTGCCGTAAAGTATGTTTGGCGGCAAATACCACGCCAACTTCATGTACCATTTGTAGGCACCGGGATTGTCTAAACGATCGCATAAATCTTGGGCAATTTGCTCGACTTTAGCCACCCGATCCTCGTAAAGACTTTCCACAACGCTTTCCACAGACTTTTCACCAGGTTTTTCCACAGGTTTTCCACTTTTTGCCATTTTCAATTCCTGCCGATACTTATAAATACATTAATTGACAACCATTGAAAGAACCATTGTTGTTATGATTATTAAGTAAGTTTAGAGAAAAAATCGTAGTGGAATACGAGGTTTTCGCTCTGCTCATACACCCTCCTTAACAAGCCACAACAAATAGACCTACGGACGCTTAGTCTAGGTGGCTTGACAGTGTCGAGTACGATCGTTACGTTCGCACAATCGAACTCGAGCTTATGTTATCTTGTAAGACTGGATCTAAAAAAGACCGCAGTCAATCACAAGCGGTCTAAAACAAATTACTTTGAAAGACCTTAGCTTGTGCTGAGGTCTCAATTTGGTTTATCGAGTAGTTTTATACTATCAGAAACCTATTGATTTGTACAGACCGTGGGCTCTGAAACAGAGCTAAGGTGCCAAGAACTTGCAGTTCTCATGCTTTGATTGTAACATACTTGCAAAGAAAGGTGCGGGCTACAGACCGGTTAGGGAGGGGGGTCGGTAGCGTGTATGAGAGAAGAGTTGTCCCGGGTAAGATAATCTCTCGCAATAGCGGGGACAACAACAGGGCAGTTGACTTCATCATCGACTTCTACAGCGATGTTACCAAGGTTTCTTTTAACGATCTGGTCATCACCTTCCATGTATTTGACTGTGGGCAGAGTAACTCTAGTCGGCTAATCGGTTTTCAGATGTTTAATGCTTGGCTGAGAGCAGTCACTAAGCTTGATTATCTAAAACTCATTAAAGCATCACGCCTGGCCGGTATTTCATCGTATACGGACAACCGGAGGGGTAATGACCGCTAAGAAGGATAAAGACGATAAGAAGGCTGAGATCGAAGCACTGAAGCTAACGCCAAAGCAACTGCTGTTTTGCCGTTTGTATGCCAGTGATCGTGAGTTCTTTGGCAATGGAGCGCAGAGCTATATCGAGGCTTACCATATCGATCCGGCCGCACCGGGAGCCTACAGAACGGCTATGGTGAACGCTTCAAAGATGCTAAGAAATGCTAAGGTTTTGAAGTGTATACATCTGTTGTTTGAAGCGCATGGACTCAACGACGTTTTCGTGGATAAACAGCTCGAGAAGCTGATTATTCAAGACGCTGACTTTAAGACAAAGCTGGGAGCGATCAAGGAATATAACGCTATGCGTGACCGCATCAAACACCACGTGGATGTCACGTCGGACGACAATCCTCTGTCTGATTTAACGACCGATGAGTTGCGTAAGCTCATCGGAGGCTAACACATGCCGGTATCTGATGTCATAAAGCTGGAGGCTCGTAAGGAGTTGGCTAGACGTGATCTGTGGGAGTTTGAGAAGCTCCTCTACCCAAAGCTATTCACCGATAAGAGTTGGCTACTCAGAGAGCTAGCCAGACGAACGCAAGCCTTCTACGAGAGGTCACCTAAGCACTTCATGGTAATTTCTCTACCACCGGGTCACTTCAAGTCATTTACGGTAAAGAACTTGAGCTTGTGGGTGCTGGGACGCAACAACAGATGCCGTATCATCGCCGCCAGTAACACTTCGATGGCGGAGACCTTCTCAACTCAGGTGAGAGACACCATTCTCGGCAAGAACTTCGGCGTAGGCGGTGTGCCATACCCGCAAATATTCCCAAAGACTAAAATCAAGCAGGGCTACGCCACGAAAGCCCGCTGGGAGATTGAGGGGGCACCTGAGCCGACTTATCGGATGGTGACACCTGGCTCATCAGTTACCGGCTCTAGAAGCGATCTGTTCCTGTTTGACGACATTATCAAGAACCACATAGATGCCCTGAACTCAAGGGTTCTCAAGGAGCACTGGGACTGGTTTAACAACACCATCTTTAGCCGGGCGGACGGCGAAAGCTACAAGTTCATCTTCATCATGCAGCGCTGGGCGACTAAGGATCTGGCAGGATGTGTGATGGAGCGATATGGCGACCAGGTCGAAGCAATATCGTTCCCGGCGATAAACGACAAGGGGGAGATGCTTGATCCGCAGATTATGAGCCGAGAGAAACTGGAGATGCTTCGGCAAGCGTTATCCCCTGAGGTGTTCTCGGCAAACTACCTACAACAACCAATTGATGTGAAGAACAGGCTTTACGGCGAGCTTCAGGAGTATCAAGCATTGCCGGAAGGGGATGGGGAAGCTATCAGAAAAGCTTACGTCGATACTGCCGATACCGGCAGCGACTACTTCTGCGCTCTGCTTTACGTCAACATCGATGGCAAGATCTACATCATCGACATCCTGTTTACTCAGAAGCCGGCTGAATACACCGAACCGGCCTGCGCCGATATCCTGACCCGCAACAACGTTGCCCTGGCGCTATTTGAGTCAAATAACGGCGGGCGAGGCTTCGCTCGGAATATCGAGCGCATCATGAAAAATAACGGCAATAACAGAACGGTAGTCACCTGGCAAGCCACCACGGCGAACAAGCAGTCTCGGATCAGAGCCAGCTCGTACTGGATCAAGCAAAACCTGCTGATGCCTGCCGGCTGGACCAATAGATGGCCGGACCTGGCGTCACAGATATTGTCATACGTCGACGGTGGGAAGAACCCGCACGACGACGCCCTTGACGCCATGGCAGGTATTTACGAGCAGGAGACAAAGCAGGAAGTGGAGTACTTCATCTGATAAATCACGTCCTTTCGAGGTTTCTATATAGTGAAAATAAGGGTTATAACACCCTGTCTTACCAAGAACATAGCCGCAAGCAGGCAACACGAGAGGGCTTGCGGTTAATCGGCACCAAGCCGACTCTCGTGATGATGAACAGCCTCGGAGTGTGCGGTGAAGTTAGACGAAAGAAAGGATAAAGATGGAGGAATATGTCGAAATCCATTACAGCTACGATTAGCGCCAAGGTGAAAGTATCGAGCGATAAGCCCGACGAGTACCCGAACGGTTACATCGACGTAGTCCCGACAGATGGTTTTAGAAATGCTAATGGTGACCAGTTCGACACCGCTTCGCTACGCTGGCCGCTAGCCGAGGGAGGTTACGCCACCAGTGCCGAGCTAGGTAGTAAAGAGCTGGATATCCCTGCCTTCAAAGACCACAGTCGAACCGTCGATGACATGATCGGTGGAGTACGCCAGGCGACTTGGGACAATGAGACAAAGTCTCCGGTCCTACGCATCGGACTAACCAGTCTGGAACGGGGACAGGAAATCAGAACTCTGGCTCAAGAAGGGTTTATCAGCCATAACGTCTCGCTGACCTATTCGACCGACGAGGACGACTTCACCTATAAAGACGGCGTCATCTACGACGCCAACATCGATGAAGTCTCGATCGTTTGGAAGGGAGCGAACCGAGACGCTCGAGTACTGACCGTCGCCAGTAAAAACGATAATGAAGATAAGGAGGACAAGAAAATGCCCAAACCAACCAAAGAAGCCGCCAAGCTAACGCTTGATGAGGCTGAAATCAAAGCAATCGCTGACCAGGTAAAGGCAGCGATGTCCGATGAAGACAAGGATGCGCCCGACGCTCCCGATGAGACAAAACAGGACGAAGACAAAGAGGCTGACAAGACAGCCGGAAAGGAGGACAAGATGATAAAGACAGATAAAAGCGCCGGTGAAGCTATCGCTGCCGCCAAGACTGCGGCTAGCGAGCAGAAAGCACCCGAGAGCATCAATGTGAGCAAAGCTAGCGACAAGATGGATAAGGTCGAGCTGACAGCCGCTCAGTTCGTCGCCTATGTCAACCGAGACACCGAGAAGTTGGCTCGGCTCAACAAGGTGGCATTGGCGACCTATGGCGATCGCAAGATGGCGGCAATCGTACAGACCAGCACCCCGGCATCAGGTGGAGCGTTAGTGCCGAGTGCCGAGCTTCTGGCTGATGTATACAGCTCGCTTGGCACTTACTCTGCCGTAGCTGCCGACCTGCGTGTTATCACCCTGGAGCAAGGCGACTCGCTTGATGTTGCTGACTTAGTTAAGGACGTGGTAGTAAGCGAAGTGGCTGCTGAGGGCGGTAGCAAGAGCGTAACTGCGCCCGAGTTTGGCACTACCAAGCTAACCGTGCGTGAGTTTGCCGGTATTGCCATTGTCACCAAGAAGCTGGTGCGACAAGCGGCTGTTAACGTTTACGACCTGTTGCGAGACAGCTTTGCTCGAGCAATCGCCCGCAAGCGAGCTGAGATGGCTTTGACCGACGCCAAGTCCGGCATCATCAAGAACACCGGGGTGGTCAAAGTGCAGCGAGCCGGTGTCGCTATCACCTATGCCGACATCAAGCACTTGCCCTACAAGGTTGCCGGCACGGCAGCGAGTGGCGGCAAGTACTATCTCAGTCGTGAAGCCTTAGAGGCAATCGACACCGAGGTCGATAAAGACGGACGCCCGCTCGACTCCATCAAGTCGATGGACGACCAGCTAAGCGGGACCTTTAAGAACGGCTATCGCTTCGTTGTGGAGGATGCTCTGTCCGGCACTGACGCCGAGGTCATCTTCGGCAACATGAGTCGCTACGGCATCTTGCTGCGACAAGCCGGAGTCGAGGATCAGACCTTCGACACCGGTGAAGTCAAGGATGGTGCCACTACTCACAACCTGTTACAGGAGAACAAGTTGGCTGAGCGGGTTGCTTTCTATGAGACCGTTGGCTTCCCCGTGCCCAGCGCCTTTGCCATCTCGGTGAAAAAGGGATAGCAACAGTGGTGATTAGTTGAGAAAGGAGGATGACATGGTGTACACGCTATCTAAATCAGATATTGAACGACAGCTAGGTCGTCCTCTCTCTGAGGCTGAGACTAACAACCTGGAAGACTTGGTGGCTCTGGCTAAGCAGCGTCTCGAACAGGCACTCAATGCACCGATTGACGGTGACGGGGTAAGGACGTTTGCTTCGTGTGAGCGGGCAAGGCAGCTGTATATCGGTCCTTTTACCGAGCTGAAGTCGGTCAAAGTCAACGACAAGCTCCTGACCGACGGATACGAGGTGATGTGGTCGGATGAGTTCAGAGTACCGGCTAATTCACTACGTTTCAGCAAACCGATGGTGAGTGACCGGATAGTCAAGATTGAGGCTATTTGGGGCTTTGGCGCCAAACTGCCTCTCCCACTGCTTCACCTATGGGCACAGCTATTTGACGCCATAGCCAGAACGTCCTTTGCCGCTCGAGACGATAACGGTCGTTTGATCAGGGATATCACTTCCGAAAAGATCATCGATTATTCGGTAACTTACGCTAAATCGAGTCAGAGCGACCTGGACAGAGTACTGAGCGACAACATGGGGGTTATCAGCGCCTATCGGACACCCAGTAACACCATCATCCCCAGTGGAGTGGAGGGTTGTATATGAGATATAGCGACAGGGTAACCTTTTACGAGCCGAAAACTACCGTGTATTCGCAAGAGCCGCTACCCGACAAGAACAAAGCAACCGAAGCCATGGTTGTATTTATCCCCGGTGGCGCCATTGCCAATGCCGGGTACTACGACCAGATGGCGGGTGATGCCTACATGTACGTCAGAGCAAGCGACCCGTATGCAGTTAATCAGCATGGCGACCTGCTCGGCAAGTTCGTCGGATACGGCGGCAAGATGTATCGGGTGACTGATGCAGCAGTCGGTGAGCATAAGCTCACTAGCGGCAAGCCGATGTTTATCCGATGCGTCTTGGCAGTAACGGCACATCAGCTGGAGGAGGTCTAGTCTGATGATAAGTTGCTCGGTAGAAGTTGACATGGACGCAAATAAGATTGCCCGAGACATCCACTTCAGAGGGCTGAATGGCGTCAGTAAGCTGGCTAATGAGGTCATGGTGGTCGCCACGCCACTGACACCTCGCAAGCACGGCAAGCTGCGTCAGAATCGACGTAAAGACTCGATCGTGAACGGTGTCTCTGTCAGCTGGCTGGTTGGATATGCAGCAGTCCAGGAGGCAGGACGAAGACGAGGTGCTCGACCGTTTACCCGCTACACCACACCGGGGACGGGCGCTAAGTTCGTCGAGAAGGCAATTGAATCGGTCACCGGCCGGGGAATAGCGAGGTTCTTCCAATGAATGCGAAGCAGATAACTGACGCCCTTGTCGAGGCGCTGATCAAAGCTAAGGTGGCAAACCGAAAGGATGTTTACGCCGGACGAATTACGCCGGATAAGTTGCGTAACAACCTTTGGAGCGTGACACTTCTTGGCGGCAACACCGAGGGTGGCAATATCGCTCAATGTCGTATTCGCTACCAAGTGCGTATCGCCGGCTATGACGTCAATGCCGAGAAGCTGTACGGCAAGGACGACCGGGTGCATCAAGCACTGGTCAGCTTACTTAAAGACCCACACGTGATTAACTTCACTCTAATGCCCCTATCAGATATGGATGTGGTCGGGGCGGAGCAGAGGGGAATCCAGTGGGTATGCGAAATATTAACGTATGCTCCGGGTTGGCTGGAGCAAGGAGGTAAATAATGGAAGCTAAAGAATACTTTGGCACAATCTTCAGTGTTGACTGGTCGACTGACCTTAAGGTGTGGAAAACCGTCGGAGCTTGCTACGATCTCTCTTCCTCGATTGATACGGATGACGTGTCTCGATCATTCACCGACGGCAGTGCGCTCAACCTGAAGAAAGGATACAAGCACACAGCTGAGTTTAAGGTGACTAAGGTCACCGCTGAGAACCTCGGTATCATCGTGCCGGGCAACGTCTACAAGAAGGGCGATGCTATCGACGGTGTAGCCAAGGTGAAAGCCGGTAATGACGGCGCTGTTCAGGTAGGCGAACCGATCAAAGGCAAGGCCACTCCGCTTGGACATCTGCGCCTGATGCCGACTAACTCAGCCCAGAAGCCAATCTACATGCTGAACGCCACCGCTTCAATCTCGGGGCGCAACATGGACGATGGTATCGGCGACGTAACCCTAACGGTAACCTTCGACAAGGACATCCAGGGCGATATTGTCGTCGATAATGCGTAAATACACGCAAAATGATAAAGACGGGCTCAGAAGCACTCTGGGCTCGTCTCATGGCAATTATTAGGAGGATAGATACATGATTTTAGGCAAAGAGCGACGACAGAAGCGGGTAATTCTACGCATCGACGTACCGGATGAGAGCGGCGCTACCCAGGAATACTACTTCGACATCCCTCGTCAGACTGTAGGGTTGGCCATGTCGACCACAGCAGGAGCATCGGGCGCATCAAGCGAGCAGCTGGCCGGCGTCAGGATGTTTAACAGCGTCATCGATAAGATCAAGCCGGCTACGGACAAGGGGACGACCATCTCATTTCGAGAGTTCCTGGATGAGGTCATCCCGGATGTCGATGCCGGCGTCCTACAGGACATTGTGAGTCTGGCTAACTTGTCTGACGCCAAGCTGGCGATGAGAGACGACTGTGAGCTCATCGAGCAATAGCCGGCAAACAGAAGGCACTTCGACTGACACCGACAACCCGGCTGAGCAAGAGATTGCCAAGATAATCGAGCGCCGCAAGGTAGACGCCTCCAGCAAGACCGAGAGTAATATCGCCATGCTATGCATGTACTACCCGCAGTTTACGATGGAGGACGTACTGAGCATGCCGTTAGGCAACTTTCGGGCTTACATGCGAGCTATCGAGGAAAGGAAGCTCGAGGAGGTCGGTAATGCCTTGCTGACAGCCGGCTGCGTGATGAATCTGAAAGGTATCAAGTCGGCTAGTCGCAAGCTGGAGCAAGCTAGAGCCAGACTGCGATCGCAACTATAAAACTTTAGAGTAGCTTTATAGTAGGCTAATCTTACAGATGTGGGGCGGGTCTCTCTGTCGACAAGCAGCTTTAGAGTAGAGAATGGGGCGCTATTTAGAACGCCCCATTTTGCTGTTGCTATCACGCTTGGTATCGGCTTTGCGCCTGACGGGTGGTGTTGCGGCTTGGGTTGGAGGATAAGGCGCCAAACACAGTATGCACTCAGGCCAACGCTCACTACTGTAAAACCGGCTCGTTTCGAGGTTTCTATACAGTAAGAAATATGAACAATATCTTAGCGATAGAACCAAGTCAGCAACCAACCCTACGATGGAGTAGCCTTGGCATGCTTGGCGACGTACTTGCCGAAGGTGCGACATTCTTTGGCTCTATATTGAATAACTTCAGAAGAGTCGTAATTCGCCTCAAGGTTGATATCCCCTCTTGTGGTATGAAGCACGGCAACTATCTTGCCCCCATTATCGTAATACTCGTAATGCTTCTTGGTCTTGGGCGCCGCCAGGGCAAACAAGCCAAGGATTGCTACTCGGGTGGCGGTAATGCGCTGAGTGGTGGTGACATTGGAGACGCCGGCATCGGTAGACTTGTCATAACTGAAGCCGTAGATATCCTTCCAATCAAAGTGAGCCAAGGTCTCGTCCGGCTGGTCAGCCGGCTTGTAGCCTCTATCTCTAATCCTATTCCAGGTGCGACGCTGAACGGCTTCCTGCGGAGGCATTTTTCTGTAGTCACTCCCGAAGTAATGAGGCTTTATGTTAATTCCGTCTTCGTTTGCAGAAAGATCCAAGTATCTCTTTCCTTTTGGGACGCCGTCAAAGGATCCGGCATATTCAAGCATGACACTAACTTGCGGCTTAAGTCGCTCCAGCCCCTTACACATCTTCCGGATCTCCCACCAATTCGGAATATGAACTTTAGCCTTATTACCGTAGTACATACTATTTCTCCTTTCCGAGATTATAGCACATTTAGAAAAGCAGGAGGTCAGCTATGAGCACCAACATCGGAGCAATGATGATTAAGATCCAGATCGACGACTCTAAGGTCGGTCCGAAATTAACCTCTATCCGCCAGGCGATGAAGCTAACCAGCGCTGCTAGTAGCAAAAACTTTGAGGAGGTCGGCAAGAACTCGGAATCAGCGATAGACAGGAGCTCAAAGCAGTCAAAGGTGATGGCGGGGCTGTGGCAGGCGGGACTGACGGTAATCAGCCAGCTGTCATCTAGGGTCTTTAGTAAGGTAACTTCAAACATCGATGGAGCGGTCAAACGAGTCGACACCCTGAATAACTTTCCGAAAGTGATGCAGAACTTCGGCATATCCGGGCTGGAAGCAAGCAAGATGATCAAACAGCTGGACATAGGGGTAAAAGGACTGCCAACCTCACTGAATGACATCGCCAGTCTGGCGCAGAGCTTCGTGCCGGTGACGAAAAATACGGAGATGGCGACTAAGACCTCATTAGCCCTGAATAACGCCCTGTTAGCCGGTGGGGCAGTCGAGCAAGTCAGAACATCTGCCATGGAGCAATTCCGCCAAGCGCTAGCCAAGGGCAAGCCGGAGCTGGAGGACTGGAAAGCACTGGAAACAGCCATGCCGGCACAGCTGCAACAGACAGCCAAGGCGCTGGGGCTGGGTACCGGAGCGTTGTCTGCCTACAGCGCTAACGGACAAGGGCTGTATAAGGCAATGAAGGCCGGCAAGATAACCATGGATGACTTCAACAACGCCATGATCAAGCTGAACGAGACGGGGCTGGGTGGCTTCCCCAGCTTCGCCGAGCAAGCTAAGAATGCTACAGGAGGACTACAGACCTCAATAGCTAACGCCACCACCGCCATCACTAGAGGCATCGGAGATATCATCCAGGCAATCGGGACAGACGTGCTGGGAGCGGCAATAGGAGACAGCGGCAAGAGATTTGAAAGTGTGATGAAATCAATCGCCGGCTGGATCAGGGATAACCACGACGCCATCCTGAAGTGGGTCGGCGTCATCAAGAGCAATGCCATCCCGACACTGACCTCCTTTGGTGCTGCTATGACGGCAATCAAGGGGCTGAAGATCGCCGACAGCTTGACGTCGGACGGCGGGAAGATGAGGAAGAAGCTGACTGAGACGTTTGAGGATGTAGCGAAAAACTATCTCAAATTAATCGGTGTAACAAAAGATAACAAGATCTTTGATGGATCTGATTTAGCCGAGCTAAAGCCACTTCAGAAAGTCTCCCTCGGTATCCGAACCGTTACCAAACTCATCACCGGCGTATCATTCGGACCGGTAACAGCCGGGGTGATCGGGGTGGTCTCGGCACTGACCTTCCTACAGGCGAAGTTCAACATCTTCGGTAAGCTGGGTAAGCTGATAGGAGATGGACTAGGTAAGCTGAAAGAGGTGGCCGGACCGGCTATTAGCGCCGGACTAAAGACGCTGGGGTCAATCATCGATGGCGTAGGTAAGGCTATCGGTGGGTTTGCCTCGGGTATTGCCTCAGGCTTCGGCGGTGTCATAAAGACAGTAGGGGAGTTCATCTCTAACTTCACCTCCGGCTTCAGTGGAGCAGGAAAGACAGTAGGGGAGTTCGCCTCGAGCTTCGGCAAGATACTAAAGGATGTATTCCCGGCATTTAAGCCGATGGTGGAGTCATTTAAGACGCTATTTAAGACCCTGGGAGACAGCTTTAATAAGATAGTTCAGTCCATCGTCAAAGCGTTTGCCCCGCTAATGCCGGCTTTCGCCAAGCTATTCGGAGCAATCGGCAAGATATTCGAACAAATCTTTAAGGTCGGGTCGATAATCGTTACTCTGGTGATCGGCGTGATAGGGGCTATCGCCGGGGCGGTCGGCAATGTCCTCATGCCCATCATCAGCGTAGTCGTCAGTGTAGTCTCGACTATCATAAGTGTGGTGAGCGGTATCGTCGCCAATATAATCGGCGTGGTGGCGCAGATCATCGCAGTGGTGGTCGGGATAGTGGCAATCATCATCAACATCGTGGCTAACCTCATCTCCGTGATCGTCGGCATCGTAACGGGGATTATTAGCGTGATAATCGGAATCGTCACGACAATTATCAACATCGTGATGGGAGTTATCACGGTGATAGTCAATATCATCAGCACAATCATCGGAGTAGTAACCGGTATAATAAGTGCAATCATCGGGGTAGTGGGTGCGGTTATCGGAGTGGTGGTCGGAATCATTACAACAATCGTCAATGTGGTGAGCGGTATCATCGGCGGTATCATCGGGGTGGTCAGCGCAGTGGTCAACACTATCGTGGCAGTATTCCGGGGTATCATCGGAGTAATTACAGGTATCTTCAACACCGTCGCCAACGCCATCGGGTCGATATTTAGAGGTATTGCTAGGACAATCGGCAACATCATAAACGGCATAGTAAACATCGTTAAAGCACCGATTAACTTCATCATCGACGGAATCAACGGCTTCATCGGCGGTATCAACAAGATTAAGATCCCCGACTGGGTGCCGGGGGTCGGCGGTAAAGGCATTAACCTGCCCAAGATACCCAAACTGGCCGTCGGCGGTATCGTCGAGTCGGCAACTATCGCTATGATCGGCGAGTCAGGTCGAGAAGCGGTGCTACCGCTCGACAGCAATACGGGCTGGATTAACGAGGTGGTAGACAAGCTGGTAGACCGCATGGACGGCGATAAGGCAAGCCCGGGCGGCAAGACGACTATCAACAACAACTACGAGGTGCACAATGATATCGACGTCGAACTAATCAGCCGAGCACAGGCAAGAATGATCAGGAGGCTGGCATAATGGCAAAAAACAACTACGACATTACGATTAGAGCTAGGTCGGGCGACGAGGTGACGTTCTGGGGCTCGAAGTTTGACGACGAGGGGAACGAACCTCGCCACATCGGCTATAGCGGGCTTAGCGGACTTGGTGAACCGGAACGCCGCACCACCTCAACAGTCAAATCCGGAGCTGATGGTGGACTGGTAGTGGCTCGTGACCAGCAATACAGTAGCCGCATCGTCTCATTTACGGGCTTTGTTATGACGAGATCGAGCGAAGAGCTGACCAAATACCGCCGAGCGATTGCTCGAGCCATGCCGATCAGGGAATATGTACAGGTCTTTATTGCTGCGCCCTCCGGTGACGTCTATGGAGCACAGGCGGTTGTATCCAGATGTAAAACTGAGCTGGTTCACTCCGACCAAAGCAACACGGTGATGGACTTTGACATCGATCTAATCTGCCCTGATCCTTTATGGCAAGACTACTCATCGAGCGACGCCAATCAGGTAAGAGTCACCAAGGTAAAACCGGGTGGGCTACACTGGGGTAAAACAAATCTAAACTGGAGTAGTAGTGGGCTAAAGTGGTCCAGTGGTGGCAGTGTGCCGGTAGCGACTAACAACGGCTCAGACGTAGTCTACCCCACTATCACCATAGCCGGCACAGTCACCAGTCCGGTCATTAGCAACCTGACGACCGGTGAGTCAATCCGAGTGCCTATCGCCCTGGGCGCCGATGATACGTTGGAGGTGGATATGGACAACGAGTCAATTAAACTTAACGGACACAACACACCGAGCTCATCGATAATTGGAAGCTGGTGGGGGCTGATACCGGGTGTCAATCGATTGCAGTACACCTCGAATAATCAGAGCGACACCGCACAAGTGGTGGTGAGCTGGCGCAACCGGTACACGGAGGTGTGGTAAACATGGAAAACGGTAGTTCAAAGCCCATGCGCAAGTACGAGGTAGAAGTCTGGTGGCGCAATCGAACTAAGGTCGGCGAGATCGGACGTCTGCTCAACTCGTTCAAATGGACGGAATCTCGCAATGGCGTCGGCTCGATCGATTTCAACATAGACCAGGGCGTACTCAGTGATTACTGTCAGAAAATCGGAGAAGACCCCGCCGTCTTATTGCAACTCAAGAATACAGATATCAAGCTAAAGCGCTACGGCAAGTATCGCATCGGGGGCTTCGTCAACGACTTCCCCGATATCAACTTCAACCAAAGCAACACGACCGTATCGGTGTCTTGCGATGGATATCTCAACCTACTGGCCGACCAGATGATTACCGACACTAGACGGTACACGCAGCAGTACACGGCAGATATCGCCAGTGACCTGATAAGATATGCCTGCGCTAAATCAGGCTCGACACTGGATATCACAATCTCTAACGCCAACTACTACGCCACTCAAGTTAGACGAGACCGAACTTACGACAATAAACAAAATATCAAGGACGCAGTGGTCAACTTGACCAGCCTGGGTGACGGCTCAAACGACTTTGACTTTAGATTCACGCCATTTAGAGAGTGGGAAAGCTACAACATCAACAACCCGGTTGTTCACGATATGACAGTCATCTACCCGGCGCCGGCTAAAGCCAGCAACAGGCAGGCCGGTGCTACATCGATGAGCATGAAGCTGGTCTCCTCAATGGCAAACTACATCATCGCTCGAGGATCGGGGCAGGGCGACACAACACTGGTCGTCACTGCCGCCGACGCAGAGTCAATCGCCCAATACGGCATTCATGAGTCCGTGCTTGATTATTCAGATATCTCCGTCAGAGAGACACTGTTACAGCACGCCGAGGCTGAGCTTGCCGTCAAGAAGCTGCCGATATTCCTACCTCAACCGAAAGTCAACGGAGCTGAGTTTGACGTCGGCTCAATTCATGCCGGCGAAGTCATCCGAGTGATCAACGATAAATCACCCTGGTTTAAGGTGGACGGGCTGTATCGTATCGAGGAGATGGTCGTCTCGGTAAACTCAGAAGGTGGCGAGGAGGTCGACTTGACGCTAAGTAGCCTGGGGGTAAAGCAATGATCAACCTCGCCGAACAGGATTCTGCGGGCATCGTCGGTAAGGCAAAGCAGATTAGAGACGGACTATTAGCCCTCAAGGCAGCACAATTCAGAGACAATCAGACCCTGGCCGACACTAAGCTCATCAATGGTGTCTGGCAGGGAGTGGCTGACTTACGTCAGACCTTCGGGCGCTGGCAAGTCTCCTTTTGGCTCGAGCAACCAACCGAGACTTACGCTGCTAATCTACGCTACAAGATGAACAATCTGGCTGCGGGAATACTCGAGCCTCAAGTCAGGGAAGAGTTCCTGTCGGCGTTTATGACCGAGCTGGCGCCTGAAAAGGTCGTGTGGTTGCTCAGTATACGCCCCTCCGGGCCAACCATATACAGTAACCTACGCATCGACGTCCAGGTGTCATCCAACGTTACCGGCAGACTGGTGGTAGAGAAGATAGGGTAGGTCGAATGAATGACGACATAATTACTCAAGTTAACGACAACCGGACGATGCTGGAAGCGCTAAAAGCTGGCCAGCGCACTTCGCTTGACTCGTTCGGAGCGTATGTTTATAACGACGTTGTCTATCTACCCAGCATAAACAACGCCGGTCAAGTATGCTCCGCCGTAGCCACCTTCAAGACGGATAACCCTAATTCGAGCTGTCTAAACGTCAGCGCCACCATGGAGCCGGAGGTAGATCCGCTTGGGGCGGAGTACTACATGGTCGGCGGACGCAACAACGGTCCAGCGATGAGAAGAGAGCCAAGCTCACAGTCGGGGCTCGTGAGATTTATCAGTGGCGCAAACCTCGCCAGTGCCGGTGCTCGGGTCAAGGTACAAGTTCTGTCTGCCGAACCTGGCAGTATCACCGTGGAGGTCGTGCAACACTCATGATTACGCCAAAAGAAAGCAGCCTGGTGGATATTATCAATCAACAGCGCAAGCAGGTACTCGCCCTAAAAGCTCGACAACCAATGTCCGGGTACGCTTTAATCACCAAGCTAACATCTGCCAGCCGCAGACTAGACTCGGGCGACGCCATCGGTGTGTGGCTTAAGGTAACCTTCGACTTTGCCGATAAAGGATATTTTATCGGCGAGATATCAATCAGTGAGATTCGATATGACAACTCTATCAACGGATTTTCCGAGTACTTTACTCAGATAGATAGCACTCAAGCCGGGGATGGACAGGTGATAACCTATGCCCATTACATGCCAGCTTATAGTAATGGCACATACAACGTGCGAGTGGTAGCGAACGGAAGTAAGACGGGGAAGTTCACCATAGAACAGGTGAAGACACAGTAGTGTTTCGAGGTTTCTATATAGTGAGGAGTATGAAGATGAGCAAGAAATCTACTAGTGTCTTTAGGCGGATACAATCAGCTATCACCGCCTTTAGAGACCCCACCGGAATAGCCAACAATCTGGGACATAGTCTAGAGTCAAGCTTTCGTTTATCAGGCGACGGAGATTATCTGGACAATGCTTATGCCGACATAGTCAAGGCGGCCAACGGCTTCGCTAAGATAGAGCCGTTCTTCGTCGACCGCAAAAATAAGCCGACAGACTCGCCGCTTCTCAATGCACTATACCGACCGAACAATAAGATGTCAGCCAGCCAGTTCCGCAAGAACCTCGCTATCAATCTGCTGGTGCACGATAAGTTCTACCTGCTCCTTCTGGACAACAAGTCGGTATATGATGAGCCGGTCAGATCTATCTCGCAGGTAACCGGCTATGACATTCTCTTGCCGACCAACGTCTCACTAGATAGCGACGGTAGGGTAATATCGACCATGCTCAAGAAACAGAACATCAACGTTAACCCAGATCGGGTATTGGAGATATCTGATGTGCTTGACCCCCGTGACCTTAGTCGAGGCTATGCCGCCTATCGAGCGATGATGCCTTGGGCGAAGCTGGACGACCTAAATCGGCAGATGCAGGAAAAGTACTACGCTCGAGGTGGAACTCCTAATGGACAATTCAACATTATCGCCGACACCAACGATAAGTACCAGACGGTCAAGAACAGTATCATCGAATCGATGGCAAACGGGGGAGGCAATAACGAGCCAATATTTAGCCATACCCCGATCGTTGACGGCAAGCCAGGCACACCGATGGTTACTTGGCAGCAAATCCAAAGCAACGCCAGAGATATGACTACGTCGGACATCATCGACTTTACCGAGAGACGACTCAGTAGCCCGATCGGGGTACCGAATGAGATAAAAGGGTTCTTGTCTAACTCGAACTACGCCTCGGTGATAATGGCGGAGTGGATCTTCTACGATAGCGTGGTCGATCCAATCGCTAAGGCACTCTACGATAAGCTCACGACCGAGGCATCCAACATCTTTGGCGACATCGGTGGATCGTTCACCTACGAGTCGGCTCGTCCGGCTTTCGCCGACGAAGACTACAAGAAGGCCCAGACGGATACGGTCAATATCGGCAACATCAAGGCGTTAACTGACCAGGGGTACACAACTGAGGGCGCCATCGAAATCCTCGGCTTGCCGGCTCGATACCTGGCTATGGCCGACAAGAAGTACCGTCTGGATAACTTTAATGTTCAGGATGGCGATGATACACCCGACAGTACCGCTTCAAGAAAGCCAAGGGAGGTGATGCATAAAAAAGTTGCTCAATCTCAACCGGTGTATTGCCCGTTAAAAATTGACCTAAAGAAATACAGCGAGCAACTAAAGCACATAGTCACTGCGTATGATCTCGACCTGAGTGAACAAGTCGCAAAAAACGACATGCTTATCAAAGCGGCCGACGACGAGAGCGACGAAGAAAGACAGAAGAGGCTGCGAGATGAAGAAGAACTAGCCGTCATGCTAGCCGCCATAATCACCATGACGGTCTTTGAGCTGGGGGATAGACGAATCTCTACCGGACTGGAGTTTCTGCGGTCAATCAATATTCCGACAGATAGCTTGGCAACCACCTACACCGGCGGTGATCAGAAGCTGTCAAGAAGCATTAAAAACTACCGCAAAAACAAAACACCCGATAACATGCGCAAGTTGATAAGTAATATTCAATCGACCAGCTCACCTGTCGTCCGTGACCTAAGAGACCACTTGCGCACAGTAGCTCGCAATCACAGCGAGTACATCAGACAGCGAATAGTAACAACTATCAACAAAGCTCGAGCGGAAGGACTGGGCGCAAACGAACTTGCCGACAGTTTAAGGGCGCTCATTGACGGAAAAGACGCTGAGCGACTGGCAGTATCAGAGACACATCGAGCCGACGAGTTACAGAAAGTTGACCAGGTGAGGTACTGGGCTAAGCAGACCGGCGCTCGAGCACTTAAGAGCGTCCGGAACGACGGGGCTCACCCATGCGAGTATTGTCAGTCGCTCGCAGGCCAATGGTTCGAGCTTGACAACCCGATAGTCGGCGTCGGTGAGACAATCGATGGTACGCTGGGCGGACACTGGACTAACAACTACGAGAGCATCGAGGGTGCTCACATCCACCCATACTGCGAATGTCAGACAGTATTCATGATTGCTATCGGCGAGATAGAGGTTAGCTATGAGTAATCAAAATCTCAGTTCAGAAGCCCAAATCGCATTGATACAGCAGGAGATTGAGAGTGGCTTCAAGTCAATCAACGAGAAGCTCGATACCCTGGCCAGTAAATCAGCGTTGGAACTAGCAGTGAAAGATCGCAATAACGCTCTGGATAAGCACGAGAGTCGTCTCAGCTATCTGGAGTTTAAGGCTAATCGACCGTTAGTCGGAACAGCGCTGATATCGTCAATTATCACCGCTATCGTAACCTTTCTACTGATGCATTTTCTAAACAGCTTGCACTAATAATCTAATGAAAGGAGAGAGAAATGCAAGATCTAATAAGTAAAATTAATCCAATCGACCTGACCATCTTGGTAATGGCCATCACCGGGGCTACAGAGCTAGCCAAGCTACTCATCAAGAAAGACTATCAGAAGGCATTAGTCATAGTGGTAGCAGCAGTAACAGGGACTCTGGTTGGCCTAAGTCGGGGGCTTGACCTGTATTACGGTATGGTGCTCGGCTTGGTAGCGTCGGGGGTCAACGCCACTATTAAGGCAGGCTTTGGTAATAACTCGGCTAATGTTACCAGCACTAGCGCAAACAAGGTAAATAAGATCAACGTAGAACAGGAGGTCAACAATGGATAGCGGCAACGTTAAGCCGGGGCTTGAGTTCAAGGGCAAGGTCTACGGTATTAGCAACCCATTTGGCAACAAGAACACAGAGGAGGGTAACGATGGCAATTAGTCTAGATGAGTTTTGCGAGTGGGCTATCGGTACCGGGCAGGTATCCAATCCGAACGGTAGCTACCCGGGGCAATGCGTTAGCTTGATTCAGCAGTACCTCTACCGGTGCTACGACATCCCTTATGCCCCTAGGGGTAATGCCAAAGACTTTATGCCGCCCGGGTTTCACCGGGTCGGGGATGCACCTCAACCGGGCGATATTATCCGCTATGGAGCTAATTATGGTGGGGGCTTTGGACATATCGGGATGATAAATGCCGACGGACTGTTTCTCGACCAAAACGGCACCATAGCGCTCAGGGTGGCGCTCAGGCATAGTCCTTTCCGGGGATACCAAGCGATATTCCGACCGGACGCTCTTTGCCGGCTACGCCCGACAGTGGCAAAAACCAACGGCCAGCGCATCGAGCAGCACGGTACGTACAGAGCAACCGACAGGATGAATATTCGCCGGCAGCCGAGTCTAAATGGTCAAACCGTGGGCACTCTGGGTATCGGACAAACAGTGCAATATGACAGCTATATCGATGCAAATGGCTATCGCTGGATTAGCTACGTTGGCTACTCCGGCAATCGCAATTACATCGCCAGGCGCAATTTTGGCACCGGTAGTGTCTACGGACTCTGCTACTGACAACTAACACAGGAGAAATCATTCATGGCTAATCAAAACAACCCGGGAGACACCCTGGGGACACCAAATAAATATGGCGGCATGACCTCAGTCGAAGGCTATTCAGCCGGAGCTGCTAACGCTTTCTCAGCCGGGATAGTATCCGGCTTTAGGGTATATGCAGACAATCCGCTCGGCATGTCCGTGCGAGTAGGTGGAGAGACGGCCGGTAGCGAGGCTATTAAGGACGTCGCCCTACTGACGGATAATGGCATAGGAGATAGACATGTGGTGTTCAATCGCAATAACACTCCGATTAAGCTAACAATCCCGCCGGCGCCAACAGCTAATTCACGTCTTGATGCCATCGTGCTATACAAAGACATGACTGTCGAAGGGGATAGCGGCACGACCGACAACCCCGGCTCGGTTGGAATTGTAGTGGTCGGTGGTGACGTAGCTGCGACACCACAGCTACCGAATGCAGCGAAGATCCGCAGTGCGCTGCCGAACGGTACGACCACACTGTACCAGATAATAGCAAGCGTACAGGTGACGAACGGCGCCAGTCTAATTACCGACGCTAACATCAACGACATCCGACAACGGTCGTATCTGACTAGAGAGCTGATAAGCTACACTATACCGTTCGTCGCCAGTAGACAGAAGTCACCTCAGACATTCGAGGCAAACGGAGTACAGACTAGAGTGCAAGGGTTCACTGTCGCCTATCGAAGTACACCTAACTATAATGAGTACTTTGTGCTAAATGGCGACCACGTAAAGGTTGCTAAACGAGGTATCTATCTAGCTCGTTGGCAAGTCTTGACCATAGAGGCTAATAACATCTTCGGTCTAATCTGCGTCGGCACAGGCAATGGAACCGGTACTTACGAGACGTACCACGGGCTTTTCAAAGCAGCATCACCAACCGGTTATCAGAGCATTGGCGGAACCAATGTCCTCATCGTTGATACACCAAACTCGTGCGTATGGATAAACATAGAGAATAGAGCACTATGGACGGCAACCCTGACGGACCAGACATATATTCAGCTAGCGAAGTTGGGCGACTTATAGATAAAAGCTAATTGTTCGGTTCCGGGTCGTCTGTAAAGTAGACAACGAAGACCGTCACCGGCCAACCGGCATGCGAAGGATGCTCCGTGCTCCACGACATGAGCCCGTCTGGACGCATCAAAAACGTCCCCATGCTTGATTGTCCGGTATCAGCTGTGTAAATGCCCATAGTGCCTCGTGTCGGTATCGTCGGTAATTAGACAAAAAACTAAAAAGCCCCAAGAGTGGGGCTGTGCTAGCTATTTTCTCCTTGCGGAGGGTATCCGTTTGCGAGTTTCTTTCTTGTACTTCACTTTGTTCCGTTTACTAGCTTTATGTGAGGTAATGGGAGGCACCCCCTTGGCGGCCGTCTCAGATGGGTCGAGGCGAATTTGTTGTTACTATTGGCTATCAGTAGCGTGTGGAGAAAATAGTTAAATACACATACTACCTACTAGTACCGCCAGGCAAGTTACTTTTTAAGCTCCGTAACGCTGATAATGGTAGCTGCGATCAGGACTACTATCACCAGGATAACCAAGGCCAGCCCCGCTATAAGGGCGATGCCCGACATCGTCGATACCACGTTCCATATATTCTGCATAGTTACTCCTCTCCTTAATTATTTATTAGTCAAGCTTCAGCTGTACCGCTTTTGATGGTCGGCGAGAATGTGCTTCGGGACGACCGTACATAGCGACCATTGCCATCGAGTCTATATACATGGACTTCGGCGTGGGATACGGTCTCTTGGTCGACGCAACTCGCAGATAAAATGAGGCACATTATTGTCAATCTTCATCGATATCCTCCTTCACGCCTAGCACGGTGAGCCACTTTTTGCGATGCTTCTCAATAGACGCTCTAGCGTCGTCTTCGGTGACAAAGCAGGCGGGAACGCCGAGGTTCAGCATGCTAGTAGAGTCCGTAGTAAGAGCACTGCTACAGTGGTCGTACATGACAAAATGTTTACACTCGCCTCTATCGCTCCAATCGGGCACAAAGCCATTAGCGTCGTCTTTGATGGTCTGGAGGGCGACCATATAGTCTCGCCATCGCTTGGCTTCTTCTCCGGTCTTAAAATAGTTACCCATCTTGTAGAGACCGTTGTCAGTATTGTCGTTATATTCCCCATGCGTTACCAGTGAGCCATCACTATCGACGCAATAGTAGTCACCGCCCCTGTCGGCTCGCCAACGCTTGTATTCACCGCCAGCTTCCTCAAAATACTCGCCAAACCAATTGGCTTTAGTACTGAGAGTCGCAACAATACACCCATCGTCAGCTTTTAGTTCTGCAAACCCATCCTTGTTAGTCTCGCAAATAGTGCCGGCTTCGACGCCAAGCCAATCCTTCAGCAACCTATACTTTGCCATGATATTACTCCTTTCTAATCGTTCTCTTTCTTGTCAGACTGCTCATCCATAGACCTTAATCTCTCCTTAAGTAGCTCCGCTACTATGTCTGCAGTTTTAGTCAGGTCATCAAGACACTTGGTTAGCCAGCTAAGCCTCTCTTCCGCCTGCGCCTTCTCACCAGCAGTAATAGAGTTCTTAAGCGCATGCAGCGCCGTGTAGCAATAGTCTTTGTCCGTGTTATAGACTCGCATTATGCCCGCATAGACATCTTTATCCTTGTCCTTGTCCATCATTCCCCTTTCATATACAATAACGATGTTGCTCTACCATGCTGTAGATGCAACTCATGGCGTGTCTTCAATCCCAAGGCACGCCTTGCTTTTACTCTTTAATGTCAATCAGGACCTCCTCGCTTTATCTAAAAATTGCACAACCGACTCTGAACCAATCTGGGGGCGAGACCGCAAGTATCTCATCGCTTCGTCGCATGAACCGAAACGTCGGTCAAACTTGGCGGAAAAGTCACGACGAATTACTCCGACACCATACTTCCCATCTGCGTATTTACAAAATACAGTCCCGACCTGAGGATAATCTCCCGGGGAGAGGTAGTAGACGATATCACTCGGCTCGTATCCCCTCAAGGCAGAGAAGACCAAGTGTTCACGCTCGTGAGGCGTCAGGCGGATGCTCATGTCGGTGCAATGCAACATGTCGTCCAGGCTAATTGACTCGCTCATCGTGCCGTACTCCTCAAACTTTCTTTCAGCTTCTTAATCGTCGTTGCCTCACCAGCGTTATAGCACTGGTGGTTGACCGACCACTTACCACCTAGGCTTTCACACTGGGCTTGGTCTTCATCGGGTAGGGTAGCACTATGAATGACGTCACGGGTAAAGACCGTCAAGAGGGCAAATATTGCCACCGCTAAAGGCAATAGGATTATCGCAGAAGCGATAGTTGCCCAAGTCTCGGATACACGTCTGTTACTTTTCATTTTCTCTCTCCTTTCTTCTTGCTTAAATCTTTACACTGGGCGCAACAGCCGTCTATCTTCTTTTGCCTCTCCCTTAACGCATCGTAAGTCATGAAGAAGGCACAGGCAACTAACCCGTAAATGAGTGCCAATGCAAGCGCAATCATACAGGCATCGCTCATGAACACCACAAGGTCAAATTGTCTTTTATTCTTGGTCATCACTATCCTCCTCATTCAGCACATTGCGTCGTAGATAACCGATTATCTGTTTACCGCCGTTGACATAGTTCCATCCCTGCCCCAGATAGGATAGAAGGTTACGAAGATTATATAGGGTCGGGTCACATCCCTCTATAGGATTGCCTCGGACATGATAGTCAAGCTTGCAATAATGCCAATAACAATCAGTGTCCTTGTAAACCAATACGCCTTTGTGGTCGTTACTACTGTCGGGCATACGGTTGCAACAGTAGATTATCTCCGTAATACCAATATTGAGAGGGCAACCATTTCTCAGCTCAAGAAAGTCACTGTTGCGCAATTGAGTATCGCCTAGACGGGTCACCGAAGTACCCTCGCAGATAAAATGAGGCACATTATTGTCAATCTTCATCGATATCCTCCTTCACGCCTAAATACGTTAGCCAGTCGCTTCGATAGTCCTTGATGCTCCGCTCGGCGTCGTCCTCGTTGAGAAAATATAACCTTTTGTCAAAAACGTCATCTCCAACGCCATAGCACTTTGTCGTGTGTAGTTTGCCCCTAATTTTGTCAAACGCAACGCCATAGTAGGCAATGTCTTCGTCATCTACATCAACTACATTTATGAACTCTGCGCCACTATCAATTAGCCTCTGACGGGCGTAAAGCCACCTAGCCATCGATAGGGCTTCCTCCTTTGTCTTAAAGCAGTTACCCAAAGCAAGTGCGCCTTCGTCACTATCGCGGCCAGGGCAAAACATAGCAGAGCCGATATTACCATCGCTATACAAGTGGTAATACACATCCTTCCCGTCTGGCTTCCACCTCTTGCTATGAACAACCTCCAAGAGGCCTGTTGGTATTTCAGCCATCACCTTGTCATTTACCTTCAGCATATATATGCCGTCCTCGTCATAGGTGAACTCAGTTCCCTCATCAAACGGCTCCCAATCTTCTTTCAACCTATATACAACCACATTATCGCTCTTCATCATCCGCTCCTTTCTTATTACTGGATTGCTTCTTCTGAACCTGCTCAAATGCATCTATGAGGCTGTCCAGCTTGTCAATCTCAGACTTGATGCGAATCTTAGTCGTAAGCGAGACGTCATCGTTGGACTCGATTGCTGCGTTGTAGATATAGTCGGCATAAGTCTTCATTTCATTGCCTAGCGCAAGTATCCCTTCGTTAAAACTAGTTGCCGTATCGTCATATTGCTCGATAGCCACCTCAACCATTGCACAAGTAGCCGCGACCGCCTTTGTAAACCGACTTAAGTCTACGGTTATCGTTGCGGTTCTAGTAATTTTTTCACTCATTGTTGTCCTCCACAGGTCGTTCATTCTCTAAATAGTTAAGTATCTCTTTGCCACCATTCTCGTAATAATCCTCCTTCTTAAGAAGTTTCTTGATATCGCTAAGAGAATAGCTTATTTCGCTAAAGCCGTAATGACATGGTTCATAGCATGAGCAGTGAGTTAAGTCGTTGATGTGCCATTTATCGCAAGAGTCCCGATAGACTATAGTGCCACCGCCCTCATAATCAAACTTCTTATACCAATAAAGGACATTTACCACTGCAACACCAAGTGGCGCATCTTTCTGTAGCTCCTCCAAATCATAGTCATGCAATTCTTCATCGCCAACGCTAACTACTAGAGCTCCTCCAATTTTCTTACAGTCCGCCATTACTTCTCCTCTCCAGACTTTTCTTTTACTCCTAAATAGACCAGCCAATCGTCTTTGTGCTCTCTAATGCTCTTATCGGCTAGTTGCCTGTCGTCAAAATATAGTCTCTTATCACCGACAGTATTCTCGCCGATATAGGCATCTTCAATCACTAAATCACCACGGTCTATAGTGTAATAGACGCTGTAGTAACTTTGCGAAGAGTCGACGTCGAGCGCATTGATAAACCTCGCCCCGCTCTTGATTAAGTTCTGGCGGGCTTTTATCCAGGCACGCATATCCTCGGCTTCTTTCAGCGTCTTAAAGCAGTTGCCTAAAGCAAACCTATCTTTATGCTCAACGTTTATTGCGGAAAAGAGCTCCTCGCCTATCTCCGCTGTGTCGGTGAGAAAATAATATGACTCATCATTATCAGGTTGCCAAACATGGTTCTTTCCAACCTCATCTAATAAGCCTTCGGTATTCTAGCCATCACACTGGGGCTATTTATCGATATCAATAGACCATCTTTACCGTCAATAAACTCCGCTCCCCTGTCAAACGGTCCAAAAACATCTTTTAATCTATAAGTCTTCATCATTCTCTCCTTTCTCGCTCGGCGCAGTCTCATCGACATATCGCCATAAGTCTTTATACATATCTCTAGTAGCGATTACATAACTTTCTAGCTTATCGGCGATATCGGTGACTGTGCTCTCACTTAAGCCACCGTTGTGCAATACTCCCATAAGCGTAAAGATACCCTCCATACCTAAGTCGAAGTTTTGCTTCGATTCAAGAAGTTTTTCATGTGTCAGCTTACTCATTACTATCTCCTTAAGTTAAATTACTTTTTCTCATACTCATCACGCATAAAGTTTTCAAACTCTAGTGCTTCCACCAAGTCGTCGATATCATCGTGAGGTCTTGTCTGATTAAAGACCTCACGACGCCTAGCGATCTCTTTTTTCGTCTCTTGCCTAGATTCCCTCGAAGTAAATCTTAAACCTAGATAGTCGGCTTTGCCCTTTAGCTTTAGCCTTGGGCGACGCTCCAGGAGTCTTAGTCTTTTTACTCCTAAGATCGCCCGCCTCATGAACATCATCGCTCATATTCCTCCAGTGCCTCAGTTGGCGTTAGCTACCTTTAAGACTTTAGTCTTGCCCTCGGCGGGAGGGGATACAATCTCAGCCTCTTTAACAACCTTCATCTCTTTAGCCATATCGAGTAGTTGCTTAACGATATTGTCAATCTGTATCTCCGCCTTGTCTCGGGTTCGACGCAGCAGCTCGATTGTATCTATGACGTCATCTCTGGTGATAACGAACACTTTCATAACCAACCCCGGGATAGCCAGGCGATCGTCATAGAGGACGAAGTACAGTCGATCAAGCTTCTCGTTAACCAAGAAGTAGTTAGCTACCTGATACTGATACGCTTCATCAACACAGCCGTTAAATATCATCCTTAGGTGATTCTTAGTGTCTAGACACTTAATCTCCATCGCCCAAGTCGGCTCGGCGACGTCCTCGTAGGCATCCGGCGAACATAACCAGTTCTCATTCTCATCACTTTGCCACGTGAGGGCGTCACTAACGTAGTTATCGAGTCCAAGCATCTCGCATGCTTTCTCGACAGCCGTATCCTCCAGTCTAATACCGCGCACCATAGGGGCTTCGTCCTCGCCGGCAATGCTTAATCTCTCGCCGACTTTAGCCCAAAGAGTATCTAGAGGTTTGTCAGTAAATCCGCCGTCTTTGCTTCGGCTTTTCGCATATAAACTACCGATCGAAGTGCCAGTGATCTTGCCTCGCCGAAAGTCCTTCCACTTCGCTCGCTCGTTACTCTGCGATATCTTAACTATTTTCATGCTTATCAAAATCCTCCATGGTTATGGGCGCTAGCGGGTCAACAGTCTCGCCACTGTTAACCGGCTCGATGCCCAGCTTCTTGCGTACCATCGCTTTCATTTCTTCTGCGTCTTCAGCCTTTGCCTCCGGTGAGTTGGGATTGTCCACGTAGACTCCGTTAACCGCCTGATCGCTAACGACGGCTTTTTGAAGTTCGGTGTCAAGCGCTCCGTACTTGCTGATCAGAAGCTTCAGGACGGTCTTCTTCGCCATGCCATCAAACTCATCAACCCAGACCCCGGCGCCAGTCTTAGCAAACGCCTTACTGTACTTCTTAGCGTGAACTAAAAGCTCATCAGTCGTCATGTAGAGCATCTTGCTAAAGCCGTTAAGTAGCTCAAAGTAGGCGACGTAGCCAACCACCTTGAGCTTCTGTCTGGTCTTGTCGTCAGCCCAGTTGAACTTGATATCGCCGGACAATCGATCACGAGAGATAATCTCGCCCTCTCGCACATCTTCAGCGTTGATAGTCTTATACAATCCTGATCGCTGAGCTAACTGGATAAACCCCTTGTAGCCCATTTGAAATTGACACAAACTACCGTTCTTGGTGTCGTAGGGTATCAGATAGGCAAACCCAAGGTTGGGGTTAATCTCGAGCTTCATCGAAGCCGCCGTCAGAGCAGCGGTTAAGACTGACCGAGGCTCACATTTCGCCAGGCTGCTACTGGCGTTAACCGCTGAAATCAAGCTGGTGACGAACTGAGGAGTTCGTTCCGCCAGTAGCTGATTAATCCTCGCTTTAACGTTATCGTCGTGGATATATCGGGCGAGAGTCATCGACTTGCCACCCGAGTTGTTACTCATATTCGTATTCCTTTCTTTGTGCCAGCTTGAGATATTCATCTATGGTCGAGCGGTAATCGACAATGTTCTCTTCGTCGATATAATCGGCCGCTTTGTCCATCAGCCAGCCATATTCATCACGGCTGCATCGATCATTGCGATAATCCCTGATGTAATCATCGACAGCATCGCTCATCATTACAGCGTTAATCAGGACGCTGTGCCAGTTGGGTATCTCACCGTCATCATCCATCCTCACTATTCCGAAGTCGATGTTTTCGGTGATATTATCACGGCGCTCCCTTAGTAAAGCGGCAAGCTCATTAGGAATTGCCTTATCCCAATCCTTCATACTCATTGCCATAACTAGAAACGGATCTGCCTCCACCAGCGCTCTATCTCGTAACCGTTCTCGTCGTACTTAAACTGATTGATTAGCCAAACTGCTAGCGCCCAAGCGATAAACAGGGGACTAATGCCAATTAAGGTCGACAGTACTTCTAACCACATACTATTTTCTCCTTTCCGAGTAGGTCTCGTCTCTAGGTAGAGATGGTCAAGCCAAGATTAATGAAGTTGCGAAAGAAAGGCATGGGCTACAACGGCTTCACCACCTCAGCCTAAAGGCGAGAGTTGTTTAGCTTGATTAGCTCGTCGAGCCAATTCAAGCGTAGTTAGTTGATATTACCGAATTGTTAAGTTTCTTAGCTCCGCCGAACAGCCAATAATTTTCCCGGTGGTAGTAGATCGCATCCCGATGTGCTACTTGCATGTGCCTCTCAAACAAACTTCAGCACGCTTTTCGCACTTTCTGGTGTTCTCTATGGAGTCTCGATAAACCAAATTGAGACCCCAATAAAAAACAGCAGGCGAATCGTTCTCGTCTGCTGCAAATAAAAAGGATAGGCATTTTGCCTATCCTAATCAGTTCATCTTTTGGTTGGGATGGAGGGATTCGAACCCCCGAATGTCAGGACCAAAACCTGATGCCTTACCACTTGGCGACATCCCAATAAAGCTAATAAGATTATACACCATTCCAAGGTCGGTAAAAAAGGAAAATCCCCCTACTCGAAAGCAGGGGGGTGGGGGTGGAGGGTGGATAGAGATGCCGGCGAGCCGGCGCATAGCGTACATACGCTGACCCGCCGGGGTAGTGCTAGCTCTTGAGAGTGTCAGCTCTCAAGAGCTTGGGGTCGCCTAGAATCAGGCGGCCATCTCCTTGTACCCCCTGAACGGGGGTTGCAAGGATTAGCTCCTCCTCTTTCAAGGAGGAGTCAGTCATGTCGGAGCAATGGTTGTTACCACTGCTCCGAGACTCGCTCTGCAGAGCATACAAATGCTGCTCTGCATTCTCAATACACTCGAGCGCCCGCTCGAGCGAGTCCTCGAGGCATGCGCCCACTACCGAGCGGGCGCTTTCAAGCGCCCGCTCTATCTCGCTACGAGCTCCCTGAAGCTCGTAGCCAATTCTTAGTGTTCTAAACGACACGCACTCTTCCATATAATGCATATTTCCTCCAAAGAACGCAGGTCATACGAGCTTTTCTCGCATGCAACCTGATAGTGTTCATTCGTAACACCCTTATCCTTATTTGTCAAGTAGCGTCCTACATTAACGCCTTAACTACATTCTGGACTGCAGAGTTCCGCTGGCTGTATTGTAGCAGAAACTCAGCAGATGTCAGAACAAAAAAGCTTATCCTCCAACCCAAAAGTTGACGCTCATGGTTAAAAATAGACATTATCTTTGGACCATCCTGTAGAATTAGTGCTATGGTCAACTAATTTCAGAAAGGATGGGACATAAGATAATGTCTATTAGACATCTTAGCATGAGTGACAGAAGCAGGATAGAAGTATACCTGGAGCTGGGCTGGAGCAATAGTCGAATTGCTAAGGAGATTAAGTTCTCAAAGCAGGCTATCAGCCGTGAGGTCAGACGCAATCGGAATAGACAAGGTAACTATACGGCCATCACGGCAGACAGGTTAACTAAAGCTAGACGCCATCAGGCTAATCAGCAGTTCAGAGTACTATCGACTGACGAGAAAATTAGCAATAATGACACATGGCTGACTAAGTATGTCATTAGGAAGCTGAAACAGGATTGGAGCCCTGAGCAGATTGCCGGCAGATTGAAGCTGGATCATAATCGCTCTATCTCGCCTACTACCATTTACTCTTGGATATTCGGCTTTAGTCACTTTAAGTATCTATCCCGTCATTTACATCATATTAGAGGCGGTAACAGACGTAGCCGATTGGCACTAGCTAATCGTAAGAGACGAGAGGAGTGGAAGAATGCCATTCGGTCAATTGACGTTCGTCCAGCTAATATCGACAAGCGGGCTACTATTGGACACTTTGAGGGAGATAGCATAGTCAGTAAGGGGCATAATGGACGCATTGTTACCGTCAATGAGCGTAAGACCGGCTACCTAATGGCCGGATTAATGCCTAGACTATCGTCAGAAGAGGCTAAATTGCCTGAAGTGGATAAAGAGTCATTACGTATTACTACAGCCCTGAGATTCGCTGACAGTGTCTCTAAGATGTTCAGAG